CTCCTGCACTTCAACAGGCAGTTGAGTCTAATGTAGCGGAACTGGAAGAAGCTACGTTTGGACGTGGCAAGTGGTTTGACGTAAGTGACAACATGGGCGACACAGAGCGTCAAGACGTGCAGTTCCTTCGTAACAAGCTTACGGAAGACTTTGAAGACTGTATGGTACGTAAGGCTGTCGCAGAGTGTCTAATTAACGCTGCAGTCTTTGGTACTGGCGTTGGTGAAGTCGTCATTGAAGAAATGAAAGAGATGGCTCCTGCTACTCAGCCTATCATGGGTGGTGACCTACAGGCTGTCGGTGTCAGCATTACTGAAAGAGTAAAAGTAAAGCTTAAGCCTGTACTACCTCAGAACTTCTTGATTGACCCTGTAGCTACGTCTGTAGAAGACGCTCTAGGTGTTGCTATTGACGAGTTCGTAAGTCGACACCAAGTAGAGCTTTTGCAGGAACAAGGCGTGTACCGTGACGTATACGTAGGCATGGCTGCTCCTGATACTGACCTTGAGCCTGACCAAGACATTACTATTTACAATGACGACAAAGTAAGACTTACGAAGTACTACGGTCTAGTGCCACGAGAGCTACTTAAGGCTGTCATTGACGAAGAGTTTGGTGAAGACGACGTAGAAGACGAAGAGGAAGGTTCTAAGTACGTTGAGGCTGTTGTCGTAGTCGCTAACGGAGGTATACTTCTGAAGGCAGAGGCTAACCCCTACATGATGCAGGACCGTCCTGTAGTAGCTTTCCCTTGGGACGTAGTACCCGGCAGGTTCTGGGGTCGTGGAGTCTGTGAGAAAGGTTATAACTCTCAGAAGGCTTTGGACACAGAGCTACGTGCTAGAATCGACGCCCTGAGTCTTACTATCCATCCAATGATGGCTATTGACGCTACTCGTTTACCACGTGGTGCAAAACCAGAAGTACGTCCCGGTAAGATGATTTTGACTAATGGAGATCCACGTGAAGTACTTCAACCGTTTAACTTTGGTCAAGTCAGTCAAATCACTTTTGCTCAGGCCGGAGCCTTGCAGCAAATGGTACAGCAAGCAACAGGAGCCGTTGACTCAGCAGGAATTGCAGGTCAGGTTAATGGCGAGAGTACTGCCGCCGGTATTAGTATGTCTCTTGGCGCTATTATTAAACGTCATAAACGCACACTGATTAACTTCCAACAGTCATTCCTTATTCCGTTTGTTAAGAAAGCAGCTTATCGTTACATGCAGTTTGACCCTGAAAACTACCCTGTAGCTGATTACAAATTCAACGCTAGTAGCACTCTAGGCATTATTGCTCGTGAGTACGAAGTCACTCAGCTTGTACAACTGTTGCAGACCATGGGTAAGGACTCACCGCTGTACAATACGTTAATTCAGTCGGTTATCGACAACATGAACCTGTCTAACCGTGAAGAACTACTAGCAGCCATAACACAAGCTATGCAGCCTAATCCTCAGGCACAACAAATGGCTCAGGCATCACAACAAGCACAATTACAGTTCCAACAGTCTCAGACAGCACTGTTGTCGTCACAGGCACAAGAGTCACAGGCTAGGGCTACTAAGTTGTCTGCAGAGGCTCAAGCAGTACCTATGGAGCTTGAAATTGACCGTATCAACGCAGTCACTAGAAACTTACGTGAAGGTGACGCAGAAGACAAAGAGTTTGAACGCCGCATGAGAGTGGCTGATACTCTCCTTAAAAAACGACAAATAGAAGGTAAACCTGATGTTAACAGACCACGAACTGAGAGCACTCCTGCAGAGAACCAACCAAGAGTTCCAACACCAATGGAACCGAATAACGGAACTGGAAGCCAAGGTGGAGGAGTTGTCTAATGCCCAAGACCAAGGATCCAAAACTAGCACGAGCAGGGGTAAGCGGGTACAACAAACCAAAGCGAACACCTAGTCACCCCACTAAGAAGTTTGTAGTAGTAGCCAAAGAAGGTGACAAGACAAAGACCATACGCTTTGGTGACGCTAAGATGACTATTAAAAAAGACCAACCTGCGCGACGGAAGTCGTTTAGAGCACGTCACAAGTGTGACACAAACCCACCCAGCAAACTCACGGCGAGGTATTGGTCTTGTAAGAAGTGGTAAACAAAGCACCGCCTAGGTGCGGTTCAGCCGTGAGGCTAAAGCACGTCGTGATGACGTTAGGAGAACACAATGCGAAAACTATTAGTAGCAGTATTGCTGCTGTCGTTACAGGCATCAGCAGACACTAAGATTCTCATAGAAAAAGAAGATCAGCAGTACGTAGTTATACCAAGCTGCAACGTATCTGAAGACGTAACTCAAGTAACACTACGGTGGCTTAGAGTAGGCGCACCAATATACATGAAACACCAAGGGCGACAAGTCCGGTGTACAATTGAAGACTTTTACAAACTAAGGAGTTGATGATGAAAGTCAACGCACCCAAAGGCTACCACTGGATGAAAAACGGAAATAGCTACAAGCTGATGAAAGATCCTACAGGAGGCTATAAACCACACAAAGGTGCCTCTAAGTCAGCTAACTTTGAAGTTCAAAAGGTCCACAAAAAGTAAGGAGATAGTTATGGGGTACGGTAACGCATACGGCGGAAAAAAGAAAAAAGTAAAAAAGCCAAAGGGTAAGTAGTTATGGTAAAAAGCACTATACCTAAGAATGTAAAGAACAAGGCACTTTACTCAAGGGTAAAATCTGAAGCTAAACGCAAGTTTGATGTTTTTCCTAGTGCTTATGCTTCTGCTTGGATAGTCAAGACCTACAAAAAACGTGGTGGTACTTATGCCTAGAAAGCGTCAGACAGGAGGGGCTAGTCGTCCCAAGAAAGGTTTAACCAAATGGTTTGCTGAAGAGTGGGTCGACGTCAAAACAGGTGAAAAGTGTGGGCGAAAGTCAACAAAAAAAGTAGGCCCTAAAAAAACAACACGTCCTTACCCTTCTTGTCGTCCTAAAGCTGTTGCAGCTAAGATGACTAAAAAAGAAAAGGAATCTTCTGCACGACGTAAGACAGGTCCTAAAAAAATAAAACACGCAGTTACTGCCTCAGGGAGACGTAGAAAAAAGTGAGTTACGAAACTAAAGTAAAGCAAGCTTTAGACATCTGTTTCAACAAAAACTACTTTAAGGGAAATAAAAACGAAAAAGCCATAGTAATGTATTCCGGAGGTATGGACAGTGTGTCACTACTTTGGAATCTTTTGGAACACACAGAACAAGACATACACGTACACTCAATACACATAGACAACTCTGAAGGACGTTGTAAAGCTGAAGCAGAGGCTATACTGGACTCTATCAATTACATGAAGCAGAACCAAAGACCCTTTGAGTTTTCTTCTTCTGTTTACTCTCTAAAAGCGCAGTACCCCGGAGGCAAGGACATGACCCTAGCGTTATTCCAAGCTATGCGTGTGTCCTCTGCAATCAGTAAACAGTTTAACATTGTGTACACTGGAGACTACAGTATAGGCAGAGAAGAAGGGGCAGAAGCACAAGGTGTGTTAAACGCTCTGTGTACAAGCCGACGAAGTAAACCTATTTGGTTAGCACCGTTTGAAGAAATGACGGTTATATCCTTAGAACGCAGCAAAGGCATCTACTTAAGTATGCCTGAGGAGCTACGAGGGATGTACTGGTCCTGTAGAAAACCTACAGAAGTAGGTAATGGTTTTGTCGTCTGTGGCGAGTGCCATGCTTGTAAACGTCAAGAAGCCCTAAGAAAAGACTTGACAAACGACTAAAAATCTGCTATACTATAACTATAGTTAACCACTTAGAGAAACTTATGACACTTGAGCTTGAAACTTATTTTAACAACTATAACGAACTCTTCAACCACGAAGGTTTCAAACAACTCATTCAAGAGCTTTCTACTAACGCTACTCAATTAGCAGATATTCAGACTGTAAAAAACGAAGAAGACCTCTTCTTTCGTAAAGGTCAGGTAGCTGCTTTTGCAACAGTAATTAATCTACAGGCTACTATAGAGGCCGCTAGAGACCAAGCAGAAGCCGAAGAAGAAGGCCCTGTAGATGTATAAAATATATGACTTCCGTTGTGCTAACGGACATGTCTTTGAAGAAATGGTAGAGTCCGGTGTTACAACCAGTAGGTGCGGTTGTGGTGCCAACGCTACAAAATTGGTATCTGCCCCGTCCTTTCACCTTGAAGGCCACAGTGGTGACTTTCCCGGTCGTCACATGAAATGGGTAAAAGAGCACGAACAAGCAGGTAGAAAGAAGTCTCCATAATGATTATAATCACGGAGTTTAATTATGTCAAGAGCAACAATGCTTGATCCACAACCTGAAGAGGATAAAGTGGACACCATTGAAAACGAAGCCGAAGAGATTCAACAGGAAGCAACCGCTGAAGTTGAGCAACCTCAAGTAGAAGAACCCAGCTTACCAGATAAGTACCAAGGTAAGTCTTTAGAAGAAGTTGTACAGATGCACCAAGAAGCTGAAAAGCTTTTGGGTCGTCAGTCTTCTGAAGTAGGAGAGCTTCGTAAGGTAGTCGACGACTATATCTCTAGTCAAACGCCTACCTCAGCACCTCAACAACAAACTGTTGAGCCTGAAGACGATATAGACTATTTTACAGATCCTCAAGGTGCTGTTAATCGTGCTATTGAGAATCATCCTAAGATTAGGGAAGCAGAGCAGTACACTGCGCAGTACAAAAAGCAGTCGTCCTTAGCAACGCTTCAGACCAAACACCCGGACATGCAGATAATCCTCAAGGACCCTAAGTTTGCAGAATGGATTAAGGCATCTAAGATTAGGACTCAATTGTTTGTACAAGCTGACCAACAATACGACGCTGACGCAGCGGACGAACTCTTCTCACTCTGGAAAGAACGGAAGACAGTAGCCCAACAAACTGCCCAAGTTGAAAAACAAGCACGTAAGCAACAAGTTAGAGCAGCTAATACAGGCAATGCACGAGGAAGTGCAGAGGGATCACGTAAGAAGGTATATCGCAGGGCCGACATTATTAAACTAATGAAG